TCGGCGAGTTCTTGGTTCGCCGCAGCTAACTCAATGTTGGCTTCAATCAATTTGGTGTTGGTCTCTTTCGCCTGCTCGATGAGCTCGTCGAGTGCAGTCACGGTCTCGTTGTTGTCGAAGGTGATGGCAGCTATAGCTTCCAAAATGTAATCGGTGGAGTTGGTGATGTTGCCATTGATAGGCCCTAGAGCTGCATCGCTTCCGGAGGTTGCATAGAGGATTGAAGAGAGCATGCCCACTGCCAACGTGAGGGAAACAAAAAGGGGAGATTTTGGGTCATTGTAATTTATAGGAGAGAGCCTGCGAACTTGGGACTCAGAAAGGAAAAAGGTGGTGCCAGAATTCATGTTGTAATGGAAGTTATTGAAAAAGAAATCGAATTTAGCAGTCAAGTGTATTTATTGGCATGTGGAATTTGCAGATCAGCTCAGCACCCGGAGAAAGGACGCGCAGGCCGGTGATATTAGTGGCGGCCGGAAGCAAACGCGACTTAAAGTGGAACTCAAAGGTCGAGTCTTCGTCGTCGAAATCAAGAAGGCGGAGAGCGACGGTTTGTGGCTGGATGACCGTGCGGTTGATAAAGCGGCCATTCCGAGTAGTCAATTCGAATGTTGGCGGCTTGCAGAACGTCGCTTCAGCAGAATCAAAAGGCGCCTTGTTCACGGGTAACTTTCCTTCGATCGTGAAGCCGCCGCGAGCAATCGCGGCGGTTTCAGGGTCGAAGAGCGGAAACGGCAGTCGAACGTTTGCAGCAGTTGTTCCGTTGGTGCCAGCAGTGCGATGGAAATTCATGGTCCCAGTGGCTGTTACCGAGAATGCGGCTAGATCGCCGGTGGACGGAGGAGCGCGAACAACGCACACTATGTTGCCGTAGGACGAGAGTCTGGGGTCGGGGCCGGAGAGACAGTAGCGACGGCCTTGCGTCTTCACAACCATGTTGGCAGAGTTGCGCGGCCTAATGAGCACAGATCCCTCCTGACGAATGACCTTTGTGAGAGACTGCAACTTCTGCGCCTGGGTTTCTTGCGGGAGATATGCATTCGCAGGATCAGTGATCCAACACGCTTGAAACCCTCCAGAAGAGGTGCCAAATGGTGAGGTTGCCTCAAAAGAAATCTCGAAATTTGAAAGGGAAAAATATTCGTACTCTTGCGAGAGCTTGGTGCAAGCAGGGTCAATGGCAGGGGATACTGGGAGTGAAATCAGAATGGTGCCGGCATCCATACCATCAGACACAACGAGAAGATCCTTGGCGACGCGGAATTGATAGCGCGCTTCATGCTCGCCAGTCGAATGTAAATCAAGAGGGGAAGAATCGAGGAAATCAGTGCCAGAAGCTGGCGCGGCGCCCCCAGAGGGCGCTGGAGTTGGAGTAGCTAGCGGAACGGTGGAAGGGTCGATAAGATCGGAATTCATTTTGAATATTGAAAGTTATTGTATTTATTGCTCAATGATATCAGCCAAAATTGAAGGAGCAAGCGGCTCGTCGTTGTTCATGAGCGCGACGAACTGAAGAAAGACCGGAATTGGAAAGTCGGTCGGTTTTGGAACGACAAGTGATGAAACGTAAAACTGCTCAAAATCAATGCTAGACCCAGCGTTCGTGGTGAAGGAGAGAGTGTTGTAGCCCCCATCTTTTGCAAAGCGGAAAGAAGAAGCAGTCATACTGGTGGTGAAGCTTCGTGTATCGGCGGTGACTGTCTCAGTGTCGCGGAAAGTGATCAAGTAGTCCAAGGGCATTTGTGAGAAAGCATTGCCAGTCAGATTCTCCTCGACGAAAACGGATTGGTTCGTTTTATAGGTGACGATCACAACGCGGGTGTCGGTCATGCTACAAAAGGGTGCTGGCGTGGCGTTTTCGCCGAGGTAGGGTTGAAAACGTGAGAGCACGTTGGCGCTGGTGATGACTGAGCGGCGAGCAAACTCTATGGTGGCATCGACAGTCCACTCAAACATTGGGCCAGTGTTGACAACTTCACCAACAATGGCGGAGTAAGGACGGCAGAAAGTGCGAATGACACCCGCTGATGACATGCGGGGGTCGCTCGAAGCCTTCACATAGCGCCAACGCGGCTTGACCGGGACTTCAATCACGTGGGAATGTCCGACTTTGAGGGTGAATTGGCAGTCGGGCCGGACAGAAGCAGAGACATCAGATGGGGTAGGCTCGTGCAGCGGGTCCTCTATGTATTGCACCATCTGGGCGAGTTTTGGAGTTAGCAAACCGCCAACATATGAAGCAGTTAGGGTGCACGACTTCACGCGAAAATACTCGAATCCTGCAGCGACATTGAGGAAGTCGGCCGAGTTGAAAAGGCTGTCCGCGGCACAAGTGAAGGTGGAAGTGGAAACCGGGACATTTGACTGGGAAACGGCTTCAAATGATTCTAGACGGGAGCGCACAACGTGCTGGGAGTGCGTGCTGCCTTGAGGCGGAGAAACGAAATCAGGGAAGTCTGGAAACATTTTAGATGAAAAGAAGGTAGAGAAATTGTGAGATTCTGTATTTATTTGAACGTCCAAGCTCGGAACATTGTGGACACAGTCTCAGCCTGACCGCGCTTTGGATTGACGTCAACAGTTGTGCAATGTGGGTCAGCGTATGCGACTAAGTACTCGTAAAGAATGCCGATGTCGCCTTCGCCAACACGGTAACGTGCTGCACAAACAACTTGGTTCAGGTATCGATCGCGACCTGAGGGGTGCATCGCCAGTAGGTCGTAGGTGGCGAGGCGGAGTTCCTCAACACGCGCGTTGTCATGGTATTCGCGCGATAAAAGTTTGATGGCGACCCTTGGTATGTCGAGATAAACGTCGTCGGTGGTTATGAGATAATTGAGGAAGCTACCAACAGGTGACTCCTCAACCTTGAGGAACGTTTTAGGTCGAGCATAACGAATGCCGACGCCTTGGATGTGCGAGTCGTCGCCCTGAAACATGGCAACGTGCAAGCCATCCCAATCAAACGCACGGCCGACTTCGCCCATTGAGTGAGTGGTGTTCGAGCAGAGAGTATCGGGGCGCCCGGACTGGTATTGACCGACTACGTTGACTTTGACGTCGGCCATCTCGACCTTCCAGGCGACGTTGGGTTGCTCGAGAATGTCGAGGACCTCGTCAGGACAACCAATGAGCGAAAAAATCAGGCGGTTGTACGCACGTGTGGCTGCGTTCTTAGTGGTGTCCTGTTCTGAGATATCGACGTTGAAGCATTGGGTGAACTTCGCCTCGGGGCGGCGCTTAACTTTTTGGAGTCGGCGTTTCACTAGCCGTCGGAACCGGTCACGAGAGTGTCCGTAGCCCAAAAAGACACCCGGTTTAGCTGCAGCTTCGAGTTGGCGTTCAAGCAAGTAGACGTATGGTGCCACGATCTCGTTGACTGTTTTAGGCTGTGCGGAGATCGGTTGTCCTCCTTTCACGTGGGTGACGCCGTTCGTCTCTTTGATCGGCTTGTCAGCATTCTCTTTGACCCCGCTTTTGGGCTGTGGTTTGTTAAAGCCAGAGATCTTCGTTGTAGAAGCATGGGTGGTGCCGTAAAGGTCCATTTCTGGATAGGTACTTTTGGCAACGACTCGTGTCAGCGCCTGGGCGCGCGCGTTGTTGACCTCCTCTGCTGTCACGGGGCGGAATTTAGTCACGTCGACAAACTTGCAGAAGCCATTGAAGAGTTCATCTCGCTCCGCAATAACAGCCGCGTCCTCCAAGCGAGATCTTTGATTAGCCCCGTACCTCTCTGTGACTGTGTGGAGTCTGTGATTGGTGTTGTTCTCTTGGTAGATGGCATACATCCCAGCGGTGGGGACAACAGCGTGGCCCACAACTTGGTTGACGGGGTCAGCGCCACCGCGTATTTCAATGCGGCGTTTGAGCTCCGGAGGACGCATCTTCGCGATATTGACGCGCCGGTCGATGGTTGCAACTTCTGAGGAGTTTGGGGCCACGCGGCGTGCCGCGGCTTCAGCAGGGTGTACTGAGTTTGAAACACCAAGTGTCATGCGGAAGCGGTCGAGAGGTTCCGCTAGAATCTCGACATGATCTTCGTGCGTAGCCGGGTCCTCAACTTCCGTGATGGTTGATGGCAGCAAGGGAATTCCGCTGAAGTGTGTGTCCACAGCGTATCGGATCGGGACGGTGAATTGATGTTCGTTGCCATTAGGCAGGTTTGCAATGCGCTCCAACCGCTCGCGACCATGAGTGGAAGCCTCCATATTGTCGACCTTCAGACGAAACTTTGGGATATCGGCAACGTCAAACCGCACGCTTTTAACATCGGAGTTGCCCTGGAGGCCGGAGTATCTGTCACGCTTGCCGATTTGACAGGAGTGTCCGTCAAGCAATGGTGGAAAATGTAGCTTTGCGGCCAACGTTGAATGGTGGACATAAATGTTGATGGCTTGCGTGTGGCGGCTAAGGGAGACAAGCAATTGGCCGTGGACCCGGTCAATGAGGGCTTGGCAACTGTCTGAGACAAAGAGGTTGAAGACGGGTTTGCGCAGGCCCTGAATGGTTGCCACAGTTGCGACTTTTGCGATCGTGGCGTGTTTTGTGTCAAAACACGCAGTGTAGCAGTGCTGGTGGGTCGGGTCAGAACGGTGTAAGTCACAAAACGGTTCACACGATCGCGGTATTTGATTCGCCTGAGTGACCACCTTGACAGCACGCGAGCGCAAGACCCGGCTGTTTGTGCGAACGCTCATGTTGTACTTCGTATTAAGTGCAGCTACAGCGTCGTTTGGGGTGGCAAAAGTGACCCAGCGCTTGTTGATGTTGCTGAGCGGGATCTTGTCGGCGAGATCAGCGATCTTTGTGGTGACGGTTTTCCCGCCGCCGCGCATTTGATCGCGATCGCCAATGGCGTAGACTTGTTGGTGCATGGATATCAACACCCAGACAATGCGCGGGTCGATACAAAAAACCTCGTCAATTAGGATCTTGGAATTGGGTTTGATGTTCACGAGTCCAGAGGACCAGGAGTATCCCTTAAGGCCAAGGGCCTTGTATTCATCAGCAAGGTTCTTCGTCGGACAGATGACAGCGTCAACAACGCCGCGCAGCATCTGTGCAGCCATGGTGGTTTTACCCGAGCCATAGGTTCCTTCAACAAGCATGATCGAGCCAGATGTGATTGGTTTCACATCCTTGATGACATCTGCGCATGCCTTGTGTAACTCGCGAAATTTTTTGTCTTTTTCTCCCTCTAACTCGCGACGGAGTTGAGTGAGCTCCTGCACGTTTTCTTTGCTGTAGTCAACTCGCACGGGCGTGAAGGGCTGGTTGGGGACAAGGAAGGTGGGTCCGTAGACATGATTGCCGCGAACTGCTGTGATAATGCCGTTGAAAGGGATGTCATCGTGGCAGTCGCAGTTCTCGATGTCGTCGACGATCTGCACTGAGCCTGCAGGCAGGGGGGTGCGGATGTTCGGAATGTCGCTACGGTAGACGGCAACGGCGTCGACTGGCATCGGGGAGTTAGTGGCCTCACGATGAAAGGGGGTGGCAAAGATTGGGAGGCCATAGTCTTGATCAGCGGGCAGATCGAAAAGACCACCTTCACTGGTGCGGGTGAAACCTGTGTGGTCAGAGTTGAGGTATACCTTGGGGTAAGCCGCTGTGAATTGGAGCGCTTGCTCGACAGTGCATGCACGCAAGTTAATAGTGTCACCCGTAAAGGAGCGCCACTCCTGAACGAGGGAACCACCAGTTTTAAGACGATAGATTTTCCCTTTGGTGACCGGTGGAGTAGTCAGACCAGAGATTGTCACATGGGCGTTCGCAGCAGCAATCGGAGTGATAGTAATGTCCATGAAATTTGCGATCTCGCGCTCCACGTGTGTTTCCGCACTTATCTCGTGCTCAAACACATAGTTCCGGTACGGTGGCGAGTACAATTCAAATGACACGTTGTGTGGGCGTTCGTCAAAGAGGAGATCGTACCCATCCATGTACTCTTCGGGTGGTGCTGTTGGAGCTTCTAGGCGGAAGCTAGAATGCTGCTTTGCGAAGGCAACACGCGTGACCTCAAAAGATGCAACTGGAAAAGCATCAAAGACGATGCTCAAAGCGACAGGAGGTGCCAGTTCACGCACACGAACATTGCCTAAGGTGCCGCCACGAATTGCAAAGACCTCATCGGGCGCGTGGCACTTAGCGCGATAGATCTGGTAGTGCTGTTTGAGGATGGACATGAGCGTGCCACAACGCCCATCTTTCAGCGTGTCCGTGAAATGTTGAAGCTTAATGACCAAGATGTTGCGACTGGAGATCGAGGGAACGAGCAGGGCGTTCTCCAGGACTTTTGCCTGAAACATAGCTCGAAAAGGCTGGGGCAAATCAAGTCCGACGTCAGCGTAGAACAAGTCGCAAGCTGGGAACTTTCGCACGCATGCTTCACAGGCGAGATTGTACCCATGGACGGCAGAATGGTTTGGGGGATAGGCCGGTGGAAGCCTGTTGGATATCCCATCAGTTTGTACGACGTTGTGGATGACGCGAGTTCGGCGAAGTTGTTCCCACACCGCTCGGTCATTAAATGGCGCCGCCGCTGCATTGATGATGGTGCGCGCCCGCTCCACGTTGTTGTTGTTGCGAAAGTAATCGAAAGCCTTCTTCGCCCACCAGTGTCGATTCTGGATATGGCCAAAGAACTCAGTGATGCCTCGAGTGTCGTCGCTGTGGGCGATGTTGCCGAGGTACAATGCCAGCTCTGTTTTTTCGCAATTTTTGTTCATCTTGCCCCGTTGCTCGTAATACGCGGCGTCAGCATCGTAAGGCAGGGAAGACACCATGTATTGTTTTGAGTCATACGGGATGTGTGGAACAAAAGCCGTGTGGTGGGCGCAGGAGTCAGCAGTCGTTTTTGAAATTGTGGCGTGCCCATTGCTGATCGAGATGGGTAGGTTGATATACGCGGGGTCGTTGGCGATGGTCAACCCCTCTTGGTTCAGTAGCACCTCCACATCGGCTTCAGTCGGGTTGAGTCCTAGGGAGCGAGTGCACGGCGTGATCGTGAATTTTTCAACGCAGTCGTGGAGACAGTTGCCTGCATCATCGGGATCGTAAGTAAACGGGCGCGTCTCCGGCAGAGCTAATGGTGTGCACTCGGTGTTGACTGTGTGGGATTCGGTGTAGTCAATGCCATTGTCTCGGCCCAGCAGCATCATGTAGACCATTAGTTGTTCGCTGTTGATGTTGTAAATCTCCTTGATGTGGCGCTTGGAGATGGAATCGTGATCAACCAGCTGCCGCCAAAGGGCTTTGCACGTTGCGCCAAACGAAGTGCCACGCTGGTTGAACTGTTGAATCTGCGTGATGAAATAGCCTGTTTCTTTTGTGGACCAAGCTCGCTGGATTAGTGCTCGGATGAAGATGTTCATCACTATAGCATCAAAATTACGGTCGACGAATTGGATACCGCGTTGGACCTCATAGTCGCCGATGATAATGCGATTGCAGGCAGAAATGAGCATGGCTCCAGCGTGGAGCCGATCAACCTCGGAGTCCTTGCGGTTCCAAATGAATTCTTCCACTTTGCTTACGATCTCAGTTGGTAGATAGAAGACTTCAGCCTGCTCTTTAATGTTGTCAAGGGTGCGTTGGGTGATCACAAGTTTGCGCACCAACCAATAGGACTGGAGTTTGACTGCCAGTGTGTCAAGGAAGGGCAGATAGTTGTGGACAGCCGTCATGCCGATGGTGGACTTCGGGATGATATTATGCGCCAGCTTGGCGGAGCGGTTCACACGAGTGACTCGAATGATGCACATTGGGCCGAATGCTTTGTATCTTTCGAAAAGCAAGCTGAAAGAGCAGCCCTGGTATGCGTCGAGTGTGAACCAATCATGCCAGTCAGCAACTTTGTGCTCGTAGTTCCACGTTGAGTCAACAAAGCCAAAACGCACCTTGTCATGCTGGAAGTGCAGCGTGTACTGCCAGTTGTTGTTGACAGCGTTGCGCCTCAGCGGAAACTCCTCAGGCAAAATCATCGCAAAGTAGCCGACCGTGGCGCCGTGCAATGAGAAGATGCGCTCAAGCGTGCGAAAAGAGAGATCATAGCTGACGTTGTTGCCAATGATCACGTCGGCAGGCTCTCTGCAACACTCAGCGCCAAGGTTGCAGCCATGGTATGTGTTGTTGAGCATCGGGGCTGCAGCGGCAATGTCCGCTTCGCAAAGAACACTATTCATGCGAGCCTCGTCACGGCCTGTGCGCAAGGTGCAAAAGTGTTTTTGTGGGTTTTGCGCAATCTTGCGGAAGTTTGCACCAATCTCAATCACTTTGAGACCATTGTTTTCACTGTGCTGCCTTTTCGTGTCAAGGAACATCTCCGACAAATGCAAAAGGGTGGCGCAGTAAAAGTGGCTGTTTGTGCGGTCCCACTGGGTGTTTGGGTGGATCACAATTGGCGCAAGGAGTTCATTGATCCTCTTGACTTGGGGATTCGTGGCGTTGAAGGGAACTCGAACTTCATCGCTTACACGCTGAGCTGCCAAGTCATTCCACCATCCGGAGACGATGGGGTCGACCTTATAGGTCGGGTAGGATCCAAGAGAGACGGAGGAGGAGATCTCCGCCTGCTCGATGTTGGTCTCGAGGGTATCCCCTTGAGACGAAAAGTTTGAATATTGTGTCGCGCTTGAGGGGCGCAACATTCTTTGAACAAATTAGATAAACTAGAATGCAACGTAAAGAAATAACGCTCTGGGCATATCGCCT